ACAGCAAATTTTGACCCCGAAGTCACTGACGAAAAAGGGCAACCCACTAGTCCCGGCGAGGGCTCGGTCTACAGCTTTGACTGGGTCAGCGACTCAGGCAAAAACTATGGCACAGCAGTGTTTGTCATCACCGACAGCAACGATTTGCAGTTTTTCTTTGGTGACAATCTTGGCAAGGGCATGGAAGAGCCAGACAAGAGCGAGTGGTATCAATTCATGGAACAACTTAGCAACTTTGCCACCAAGCATCGTTATGACTGGAGTCCAAAAAATTTAAACCAACTCAAACATACCATGGCCGGCATGGCTGCCATCAAAGAGGGGTTGTTTGAAGGCTACTACGGTACTCGCAAAAAAAGCTACATGGGCGAAGAAACCACAGCAAGACTAGTGATCAATCACAATCGAATGATTGGCGAAAATGACAAGCGTTATCGCTATGTAGAAAGCTTGTTTATTGAAACTGCAGACGGCGAACGTTTTAAGTTGCCATTTAAGCATTTGGCTGGTGGCAAAGCTATGTTAGAACATGTGCGCCAAGGAGGCCGTCCATATGACGTTCGTGGCACACACATAGCAGAAATGGTTGGCGAAATGGCAGTGTTGTCTAGATTCAATCGTGCAAGGCAAGGTCGAATGTTTGAAGGTGTAACGCAAGAGTTGGTTGAACAAGCCGAACATTATTATCGTAGTCTACAAGAAAGTATCCGACACATGGCCACAGGTCGTGGGTATCAACGTTATTTTGAATCATGGACTCCGGCCAATATCACATCCGAGGAAGCTTTAGTAGAAGATCTCAAAACGTTGTTTATAGAACAAACACTTGACACAAGAATTGAAGCCGCGTTGCCAACATTGGTAAAAATACAACAACGGGAAACCAAAATGAAAGAAGCAGAAATTTTTGAAAGTTGGATTGATCGCTTGGCCGAAGGAACTTGGGCTTTGCCAGACAATCCCGAAGCACAAACCAAATTGAATGACCTAATGAGTCAAGAACTCATTGTAGGCCCAGACGCCACCAATGCCACACAACAGTTATATGATGTCATAGGCGACGATCAGTTGTTTGATATACTGCAAGATTTGGCAGATCGTGATCCACGAGCCAACATCTGGGATGACACAGATGTACAGGCACGCTTACAAGAGTTGGGTATTCAATTGAATACTACACCGCAGGCCATGGAGCAACCTCCTGTGGCACCGGCTGCTGGTACCGAAGCTCCAGTGCCAACTCAGCCCGTAGCTGAAGACAATGACAGTGACCCAGTGGCCAATGCTATTGCACGCCGTATCCGGTTGCAACGCACAGACTTAGTAACAAAATATGGTGACAAACTGGTGGATCTAGCCATTGACGAAGTTGCAGACTATGTAGGTGATGTTGACGAGATTGGTAGCAGTGATGTCAGTGGTTGGGTCAACCAAGTTGAACGCATGCTCAAAGAAAATCCACCAGAGGCATTTGGTATCCAGGAAGGCGATAATTTGGCCACGTTTGTTGAAGGTGATCAAGAAGCTTTTGTAAACAAGCACCAGGAAGACCCCATCAACTACAATGCAGCCATCACTGGCAGCTACTATGAAAGTGCATTGAACCCTACCAATCCCAAAGCAGACTACGAAGCCAAATTAAAGGCACTGCATGATTTAGAGCGTCAACCTGGCACAGACAAGGCAGCGATTCAGCAACGCAAACTGGATCTTGAAAAAGAAGCGCAAGCCAAAGGTGTTAAGGAAAGCACTGATGTTTTGGCAAGAATAAAATCATTGGCTTTGTCCAAATGAGATAAATAAATTTGACACTGCGGAACAAGGCGTATATACTTACACAGTGATATACGCTTTTTTCTTCTGTATCACAGGCAACTTAAAAATCTAGTAACATAGATAGGCAACATTTTATAACTTAGAAAGGCAACTTAAAATGGCATCTTTAGCAGAAATCCGAGCTCGTCTCGCAGCCTCAGAAGGCAAACAACAAGGCGGTAACTCCACAGGTGGTGACAATGCAATTTACCCACACTGGAACATGGAGGAAGGTCAATCCGCAACACTTCGTTTTCTCCCCGACGGTAACACAAAAAACACATTCTTCTGGCAAGAACGTGCAATGATTCGCTTACCATTCAATGGCGTCAAGGGCGAAATGGAATCAAAACAAGTTTATGTACAAGTACCATGCATGGAAATGTGGCAAGAAACTTGCCCAGTTCTTACAGAAGTGCGTACTTGGTTTAAAGACAAGAGCCTAGAAGAAATGGGTCGTAAGTATTGGAAAAAACGCAGTTACATTTTCCAAGGCTTTGTTCGTGAGAACCCAATTGGTGACGACAAGACACCAGCCAACCCAATTCGTAGATTTATAATTGGTCCACAAATCTTTGCTACTATCAAGTCAGCATTGATGGATCCAGAGTTGGAAGAATTGCCAACTGACTTGCTACGTGGGTTAGACTTCCGTATTAGCAAAACAGCCAAAGGCGGCTTTGCTGACTACTCAACTTCAAAGTGGGCACGTAAAGAAACTGCGCTTGACGAAGCTGAAATGGCAGCAATTGAGCAACACGGTTTGTTTGATCTTTCAACATTCTTGCCAAAGAAACCAACTGACGTTGAGTTGAAAGTAATCAAAGAAATGTTTGAAGCAAGTGTAGATGGTCAGCCTTACGACACCGAGCGTTGGGGACAGTACTTCCGCCCAGCTGGTGTTGCGGCACCTGCAGGAAGTTCAGACAATGCTCCAGCAGCCGAAAGTGCTCCAGCACCCGTGGCCAAGGCAGCACCTGCTCCAGTATCAAGCTTTGATGAAGACGAGCCAGCAGTAGCAAGCGCACCAGTGGAAGCCAAACCGGCAGCCGCTAGCAATGCGCAAGATATTTTGGCTATGATTCGTAGCCGCCAAAAGCAGTAATCTAAAGACTGGTTGCAGGATTAAATCCTGCAACCTTTTACATTGTATGAATAATCAATTCTTTTATGATTCAAAGAGTTGGAAATATACAGATACAATAATTCGGTCGTATGATGGATTATTGCATGATTTTAATCAAATACCTCAAAGTTCTTGGACTTCGAGTGGGTCTGGATACAACAATACTCTAATAAAATCTAATGAATGGTATTTTATTCCATTCATTACTAAAGGGATTCGTCATGAATATAATATAGATCAATGCTCAACAGTCAAAGCATTATTGGATACTGTTCCAATTTATGATAATTGTTTGTTTAGTATAATTGACGGCGGCGGAGTAGTGCCACCGCATCGAGGATTTTCGGATAATCATTTAAGGATTCATTTAGGGATCAAAACTGATGGAATGGCTTGGATTAGAGTTGGCAATCAAACAAGATATTGGCAAGACCGACAAGTTTTAATCTTTCATGATTGGGACGAACACGAAGTACAAAACCCATCAAATGATTCCCGTGTGGTCTTTTTATTTGATATAGAAAAACAATCTTATTTTGATAACTGTATCTAACACATCATATATAGCAATCTCATACAATACTGCAACCTTCAACGACCTTAAACATTTTATGGCAGCCGACGGTATTGATATAATTCGCCAGGAACCAACAAGCTTTATTAATGAATTTGACCCTGCAGCCAATTATATAAATTTAGTAATTACTGATATGGAACAGCGCAAATATATTAGTCAATTACTTGATGATCGACAGCTCAAAAGATTTTCTTACATACACAAGGCATCTTCAATCAATGGAGAACTTGAGCCTGGATGTTTTGTGTACCCAAACACTGTGATATATGCTAATGCTTATATAGAATGTGATACTATCATTCATTCATTGTGTGTAATAGCACATTATGTAACTGTGGGCAAAGGAAGTTATTTTAGTGCCGGTGTTATGGTGGGAGGTACAACAAGTTTGGGTAAATTTAACAAATATATGTTGGGGGTAATTATTCATGACAAGATTATAATCTGTGATGATGTTACTGTCGGGACCAAAGCCGTGGTAAGAAAAAACATTACATCATCGGGTGTATACTCACCAGTTTCAGCAACAATAGAAAAAATTAAATAACTCATGTTAGAATTTGCCTGGCCATATAACATCTGTAAGGAGCACTTGCCTAATAGATTTATGTTGTCTGATCATTTGCATGGCTTTACACAAGACGGCAAAAATCAAATACTACAACAATTAAATGATTGGGCGTTATCTCAAAATCAACAGTTTTGTGTAATCTATCATCAAATTTTAGAACAAGAAATTACAAATCAATATTCTGGACTTAATATAGTGTTCTCGCCACACGAGCAACACAATCGAAATTTAGCCCATTTTTTAAACTATTGCAATCATCCAAAAACTGATTATAAAAATTTTATATGCAGTTTTAATGGCAGTGATCATGTTAGTCGAAAGCTATTAACAGCAATTTTAAAACGTTTTGGGCACTACCATCCGGATTACTGTAGTAAAAATTTTGTGTTTACAATTGATAAACTTGATGGACACATACGTGACTATGTGGCTGATCAAGATAATTTTTATCGCAAGTTTTTTATAGACGACACCAGCAAAGAATTTTTTGATACTGTTAACAGTTTTGGGCATGTGCAATACAATCATAAACAAAACATTTATAACTTGGAATCAAAACTAACTCAAAGTTTTTTGCACATTGTAAGTGAAACTATGGCCACAAGTTATGTACCATTTGTTACCGAAAAGTTTTTGTATAGTGTGGTAACTCGTGGATTGTTTTTAACCTATGCTCAACCAGGCTGGCACCATCATGTTGAAAAATATTATGGATTTAAAAAATACAACAAAATATTCGACTATCGGTTTGACACAATTCAAAATCCAGTTGAGCGATTAGTTGAGCTAATGGCCATGATATCAAAGTTTGGTGTATTATCGGCACATGATTGGCATGATTTGTATTTGATTGAGCAAGACACTGTAGAATACAATTACAATCATTATTTTAGTAATGATTATTTAAAATGGGTGTCGCAATATG